ACAGCACCGAAACCAAATCCAGCCGATCAGCTGGTAGATGCTTCGCTTGCGCCTGTAAATTCCATTGACGCTTTAGGCGCTCCTTATTTTGCTTATGGACAAAGTGCTACACGCACCGAAGCCATGGGTGTACCGGTAATCGCTCGCGCTCGCGGAATTATTTGCTCAACAGTTGCTTCATTACCACTTGAAACAAAAGTAAAAGAAACCGATGAGACAGTTCCAAGTTTCCGTGTAATTAATCAACCAGATCCACGAATTACTGGCGCAGAATTTTGGGCATGGATTGCTGAGGATCTACTTTTTAGGCCAGCAGCTTATGCTCGCGTACTTTCTAGATATGCAGATACCGGACGAATTCAAGCGATGGAAAGAATCGCACCTGAACGCGTTACAGTTGAAACAAATGCACTCGGTACAGAAATCGAGCAATATCGTATTGATGGATATTATGTTGCACCCGAGGAACTTGTCGTATTTGGCAATATGCAAGAAGGTTTGTTGAATCGCGCTGGCCGTACAGTTCGCGCAGCTCATGCACTTGAAAAAGCAGCTTATGACTTTGCATTGAATCCAATTCCGCAAGTTGTGCTATCAAGTAATGGCGTACAGTTGCCAAAGGATCGCGTCGCTTCACTAATTTCGGCTTTTAAGAATAAAGCATCAAAAGCTGTAACATTTTTGAACGCAGATATCAAAATGGATACGATTGGATATGATCCAAAGAATCTCCAGATGAATGAAGCCAGAAACTATTTGGCGCTCGAGCTTTGCCGCGCTATTGGTTTGCCCGCATGGTTTGCATCCGCTGATCCATCAAGCATGACATATTCCAACGCCGTTAATCAGCGTCGTGATTTAATTGATTTTTCAATTCGCCCAATTCTTACAATCATCGAGCAGCGTTTATCGCTTACAGATTTCACGCCAGCATCTCAATATGTACGTTATGACTTGGATGATTTCTTGCGCGGCAATCCTTACGAAAGAGCGCAAGTGTACGAAATTCTTAACCGCATCGGAGCGATGACGGTGGACGAAATCCGCGAGGAAGAGGATCTAATCGGATGAAACTAACTACACCAATGACAATCACCGCGGCAGATTCAGAGTCGCGCACAATTACCGGACGCATCGTTGCATTTGAGGAACCAGCAAACGCATCAACCGGTAAAGTCGTATTTGCAAAAGGATCTATTGCTCCAAAAGAAGTATTTTTGAACCTTGAGCATGACCGTACACGCAGAATTGGCAAAGTTCTCGATATGTCAATGGACGGCGATTCAGCAATCAATGCAACATTCAAAATTGCTCAAACTACAGCTGGAACCGATGCAATCGTCGAAGCCATGGAAGGATTACGCGATGGATTCTCGGTTGAACTGGCCGTCGAGGATTACGTCAATCAAAAAGATGGCACCATGCGCGTATTAGCTGGTGAACTTACCGGCGTCGCACTTGTATCAGAACCAGCCGTTCGATCAGCTCGCGTCAGCGAAGTCGCTGCAACAGAAAACGAAAATTCTGAATCCGTCGAGGAATCAGATGCACAACCAAACCCAACAGAAGGAGACGAAGTGGAAAACACCGTCACAACCGCGGAAGCCGTAGAGACGGTTGAAGCCGCACAGTCAGTAACCGCGTCAGCAAAGCCTGTCGCATACGCAACACCACGCATCGAAATCACAGCTGCAAAGTACCTAGAAAACAAGGTAGCAGCAGCTCTTGGCAACGAGGATGCACGTCAGTACGTTCTCGCAGCTGATAACACAACCGACAACGCAGGACTTGTCCCAACACGTCAGCTTGCTGAAGTCATCAACGGACTTTCAACAACAATCCGTCCATCAATCGACGCAATCTCACGCGGTACCTTGCCAGATGCAGGTATGACATTTGAGATTCCAAAAATCACCGCAGCTCCAACAGTTGCAGAAACAGCTGAGGATGCAGCATTTTCAGACACCGACCAGAACGCAGCTTTTGTATCTGTCGATGTAAAGAAGTTCGCTGGACAGCAAAAATTCAGCGTAGAACTCTTGCAGCGCACATCTCCAGCATTTTATGACGAGCTTCTCCGCAACATGGTTGCAGCGATGGCTAAGGCACAAAATGCTTATGTCAATGGCCGCCTTATTGCAGGTGCAACACTCGATGGCACAACAACCGTCACCTATCCAACAGCCGCAGAACTTCTCGGCGTAGTTGCTCGCGGATCAGCAAGCGTCTATGGCGCAACCGCTGGTCTTGCAAATCCATTTGCTCGCAACATGGTCGTTTCAACCGGTCAATGGTCAAACATCATGGGCTTGAACGATGCAGGTCGTCCAATCTACAACGCTGTAAATCCAATGAACGCAGCTGGTGCTGTAACTCCAACATCACTTCTTGGAAACGTTGCAGGACTCAACCTTTACGTTGATCCAACCAACGCTGGCGATGGAGATGGAACAATCATCATCGTAAATCCAGATGCTTACACATGGTACGAATCACCTTCATACCAACTCCGCGCAGAATCAACAGCCGATGGATCCGTCACAGTTGGCGTCTATTCATTCGGTGCTTGCGCCACCAAGATCGCAGCTGGTGCCTTCAAGAATAACAAGGCCTAATCGATCTAAATCAATCATGGTCTAGTTCGCTCCCGAGCTAGGCCAGCCGTAGAAAGGATGCACTCATGTCTTTGGTAACACCTTCGCAATTGCGATCGGTCATCGGCGTGAGTGCATCCTTATACAATGACGCCTATCTACAAAAAGTGATAGATACGGCCGAACTTACAGTCTTGCCACTTTTGGAATCATATTCATCATCCGTCACCTATAAACGAATATCATCCAACGTGGCTACTCTTACAACAAATACGCCGCACAATTACATCGTTGGATCTAGCGTCGTAATTGCTTCCATCGATGCAACATTCAATGGCAGCCAAACAGTCACGGCCGTAGATTCAGAATATGAATTTTCATACGCACTTGTGGCCGCGGATCAAGATAAAAATGCGGTGATTCCACATGGAACGACTTATAAGACTGGCGGCGATGCAGCCACAATTTATGCATCAAATCCAGCCGTATATGAAGCAATTATTGTAATTTCGGTTGAAGTATTCCAATCAATTACAGCTGCCGGTGGACAAATTGAGGGCGTAGATTTCCAAGTGACGCCTTACCGAATGGGACGATCATTACTCAATAGAGTCGTGGGAATTCTCGGAAAGTCGCTTGACGTCGATGCGATGGTGGGCTAATGCCATCGTCAATTGCAGTCAATGTTCGCGGCGCTCTCAAGTCAGCAATCTCATCGGTATCAGCAAACGTTTATGACTCCGTACCAGAAGCACCAATGGTTCCTTTTGCAGCTGTCGTACCTAATACGCCATACCTTGAGCCAAATCTTATCGGAGCGTCCACGCGGACAAAAATAAATTTAACAATCACAATTGGCGTTGCCATGTATTCCAACGCCGCAGCTCTCGACAACATCGAGCAATTAATCATGAGTATTCTGGCGGTTATTCCGTCGGGCTACACGGTGGGAAGCGTGTCTAATCCAGTCCCAATGACGATCGGAGCTTCGGAAATCCTGATGTCCGAGATCGAAATTTCAACTCAATACACTCAAACTAACTAGGAGCAAAAATGGCAACGACCGTCATAACTGGACGCGATCTCGCATTGACGATCGCTTCCACAAGCTACGACGCACAAGCAACAACCGTTTCACTTGAATCAGATCACGTCATCGAGACATATCAAACACTCGATGGCCGCGCTTACAAGGCAATCGATGATTCATGGACTCTCAATGTTGAAATGCTTGCGGATTGGGGCGCAAGTGGATCACTTTGCGAAGCCCTATGGACAGCTACAGAATCAGCACCAAACACAACTCTTGCGGCTTCACTTACAGCTGCAACTGGCGCTGTATGGGCTTGCAACATTCTCCCAACATTCCCATCCGTCGGCGGATCCGCACCGGATGCACAAACAGTTTCACTATCATTTCAGGTAGTAGGAACTCCAACCGAGACATTCAGCTAAAAATAAGAATCGGGAGCAAGCATGAAAACTCAAATAACAATTACATATTTCAACGGAGAATCGGAATCGTTCACCGCATCGACGCCTGAATTTGTCAAGTGGGAACGTAAGACCGGATTAAAGGTCACACAGCTCGGGGAAAACGTCGGGCTGGATGATCTTTTATTCTTGGCATATAACGCCAAGCGTCGAGAGAATCCAAGTGCGCCAGTCAAGCCATACGAAGTTTGGTGCGATACGGTGGACGATATTCGATCCGTGGAGACAGATAACCCAAAAGCTACGCCGTCGGAAGCTTAAATCGCGTATTGGTTGAACTGGCAATCGCCACAGGGATACCGATGAGAGAGTGGGAGACGGCGGAGCAGATTTACACGGCAATCGAAGTATTGGAGAAACGTAATGGCAGGTGAAGCCAAACAAGGACGTTTCGAAATAACCGTCGATCCAGTTGAATTCAAAAATTTAATTAGGCTTCTCAATGCCTTATCACCGGAAACTCAAAATGAAATCCGTGACAAGGCTTTGCCAATGTCTCAACGGCTTGCGGGTCAATTGCTTATGTTCAGCCAATCTGCACCAGCTCCACAAACTAAACTTGTCGCCCAATCGATTCAAGCCAAACGTGATCGATTGATTCGCGTCGATGTTGGTGGTACCAAAAAGGTTGGCCGTAAATATGGCGGAGAAAAGTCAAAATCGGGTAAAGGCAGAGTCCGTCAGAATCGGGCGCCAGCGGGTGCGCTTTTGTGGGGAACGGAATTTGGATCTCACCAAGGCATTGACTCCAAAGGCCGTCGATATACCAACAGATTCAAGGCAGCTTATAACAAACGCGGATATTGGATGACGCCTGCCGTTGACTACTACACGCCAATTGTTGCGAGAGAATATGCCCAGATGGTTCAGGATGTTGTAAAGAAATTGGGGCTTAACTAATGGCTGGAATTCCAAAAGTAAAGATCACGTTTGATGCGGATTTTGACGAATTAAAACGCGGCGTCAAAGGTGCCGAAAATGAAGTCACATCGTTTGGTGATCGCATGGGCAAATTCGGCAAGATTGCCGGAGCTGCCTTTGCAGCTGCCGGAGCCGCAGCTTTAGCCTATGGAGCCGTATTACTTAAACAAGGCGTTGAATCAGCAATTGCGGATGAGGCAGCTCAAGAGAAATTAAGACTTACCTTAGAAAATGTGACAGGCGCTACAGAAGCACAAGTCAAAGCGGTCGAGGATCAGATTCTTAAAACATCGCTTTTAACTGGAAAAACTGATGATGAATTGCGACCAAGTTTCGAAAGACTTGTCAGAGCGACAAAAGATTCAGACGCAGCTCTCAAGCTGCAATCTATTGCACTTGACGTTTCGGCTGGATCCGGTAAATCACTCGAAGCCGTCACCAATGCCATGGCTAAGGCACAAGAGGGCAATACAGCCGCGCTTGCTAAATTAGGCGTTGGACTTACATCCGCGCAGCTTAAAACCATGTCGATGGATGAAATCACGAAGCAATTGGCAAATACTTTTGGCGGACAAGCTTCAGCTCAAGCCGATACATTCCAAGGCAAGATGGCGCGTTTGAAAGTAGCTTTTGATGAGGGCAAAGAAACCGTTGGATCCTTTGTACTTGATGCAATAACGCCGATGATCGATTTTATCGTAAAGACCGTCGTACCAGCGGTTCAAACTTTTATTGATGCTATGGGCGGCAAAGAGGGATTGACTCAAACCTTTACAAATCTCATCGATATAGCTAAAAAGATATTTATTCCCGTCCTAGACGGAATCAAATTTGCTTTCAATACGATTCGAGATGCCGTCTCAAGAAACAAAGATGAATTTCAAGCACTTTTTGATTTTCTCAGCAAATACATAGCGCCATTCTTGGGCGAAGTGTTAAAACTTGCAATCGAAGGAATTGGAGTCGCCATAGGCGTTGTCCTGGACGTTGTGGGGCTTCTGATTTCAGGATTTGAAAAAGTTTTCAATATTGTCAATAAAGTCGTGAGCGCAATCAAGGGATTAATCGATCTAGTGAGAAACAATCCACTTGTACGAGGAATTGGCAGCGCCATAGATACGGCATTTGGTGGATTCCGAGCAGCGGGTGGATCTGTATCAGCTGGCAAGTCTTATGTTGTTGGCGAACGTGGAGCAGAACTATTTGTTCCTAAGACCAACGGCACGATTGTGCCCAATGGCGCAGGTGGAACTGTCAATATCACGGTGAATGGAGCAATTGATCCGGAAGGTGTGGCTCGAACCATCGTTGATGTATTAAATAGATCTAATGCTCGCGGTACCTTGGGCGCGAATAGGTTGGCTTTTGTATGACCGTTTGGACTCCCACTTGGAGCGTCAAAATCGATGGGACAGAATATAAAAATGTAACTATTGCCGATTTGACGATAGGTGCTGGCCGTACCGATATTTACAGCCAACCTATTGCCAGTTATTGCAATTTCAATGTTATTAATCTTGATGGATCTGCCATCGCTGCCGCCATTAATTCAAGCGTGACGATTTATGTGAACAATTCAGCGGGATCGCCAGTATCGATTTTTGGTGGATATATCACGGACGTCATTGTGGGCGTGAAATCGGGTGGTTCCATAGGAATTACCCAAAACATCCAGATCACGGCTCTAGGGGCGCTCTCAAGGCTTCCAAAGGCGCTTACACAAGGAGTTTTAGCCAAAGCCTTAGACGGCGCACAAATTCAGACCATTCTCGAGCAAGTCCTATTTGCTCAATGGAATGAAGTACCGGCCAGCCTTGCATGGAATGACGTCGATGCAACCTTGACTTGGGCAGATGCCTTCAATACAGGATTGGGCGAGATTGATACTGGCAATTATGAATTGGCAGCTCGATCAGCTGGCACAACCGATATTTATAGCTTGACCGCATCTTTAGCGACATCGGGACTCGGTTATCTTTATGAGGACAGTTCGGGACGTATTGGATATGCAGATTCCACACATCGATCCGTCTATCTAGCTGCCAATGGTTATGTAGATCTGTCGGCAAATGACGCTTATGCAGATGGACTTCAAACGGCCACACGCGTAGGTGACGTAAGAAACAGCGTCACAATTACCTATAAAAACGGCGCTCAAGTAAGTGCCACAGATGCCGATTCCATTTCGCTTTATGGGGCTTTAGCTCAAAACATAACTACCAGCCTTGAAAATGCCGCTGACGCTACAAGTCAAGCCAATTTTTATTTGACGCTTCGAGCTTATCCAAGAGCTAATTTTAATCAAATTTCTTTTCCTTTAGGCAATCCAGAAATCGACAACACAGATCGAGATGCCCTATTGAATGTATTTATGGGTATGCCCGTGAATATTGCGAATCTACCGACCAATATGGGATCTAGTTTCCAAGGTTTTGTCGAAGGCTGGCAATTCCAAGCGGGAGTCAAGTCTTTAATCCTGTCCCTGTATGTCACGCCGATCTCATATTCATTACAAGCTTTTAGGTGGCAGAGTGTGCCTGTCGCCGAACATTGGAACACAATTGAGCCTACACTTACATGGTTGGAAGCAACCGTCGTCGCATAAGGAGAAGAAATGGCAACAACGACAACGAATTTCGGATGGGACATTCCACAGTCCACCGATTTGGTCAAAGACGGCGCGACAGCAATCGCGACGCTTGGACAAGACATTGACACAGCTTTGGTCGATCTTAAAGGTGGAACAACTGGTCAAGTATTATCCAAAAATTCCAACACAGATTTAGACTTTACTTGGATCGAACAAGATGACACTACATTGTCATTTAATGCTCAAACCGGCACAACATACACGTTGGTGATTGCTGATTTAGGTAAATTGGTTACTTTATCAAATGCTTCAGGAATCACATTAACAGTTCCACCATCGGTTTTTGCCGCTGGCAATATAGTCAATATTCAGCAAATTGGCGCAGGGCAGGTAACTTTGGCGCAAGGTGCGGGCGTGACAATTACATCAACAGGTGCAACTGCATCAGCTCCAAAGCTGCGTGCGCAATATTCAGCGGCCACCATCATTTGCACAGCATCCAACACATTTACAGTCATTGGTGATATTGCGTAATGGCGCTAATTCCTGGAATCATCGCATCGTCAGTGCGCCCAATTACAGTCACAGGCGGTACTTTGTATTCAGATGCAACTTACAATTATCGTGTTTTTACAAGTAATGGCACACTTGGCATTTCAGGTGGCACATTAACTTTTGATGCGTTAATTGTCGCTGGCGGTGGTGGATCATCTTGTTATTACGGCGGCGCTGGCGGAGCAGGTGGCTATCGCACATTCACAGGTTTAACTGCATCTACAAATCAGACTGTAACTATTGGCGCTGGCGGAGCAGGTGTTGATGAGGCAATTCCAAACAAAGGTAACAATTCATCTTTAGGTTCATATTCTGCGACAGGTGGTGGGCAAGGTAATTGCTGGTCAAGAGACACAGGGCGTGGACAAGGTTTAGGTTATCCAGGCGGTTCAGGCGGCGCGGGATCATTGAATTTTCAAGCAGGTGGCGCTGGTAATCAAGGTTCATATTCTCCAGTCGAGGGATACGCAGCAGGCGCAGGTGGTAAAACTGGCGGTGGTGAGACTACTGGCGGTGGTGGTGGCGCAAGCGCAGTTGGTTCTAACGCAGGTAATGGCACTACTGGTGGCAACGGCGGCGCGGGTGCTTCAACAGCTATATCAGGCGGCGCAACTACTGGTGCTGGTCATCTTGTAAGTGGAACATATTATTTTGCTGGCGGTGGCGGCGGTGGATCTAATGGTTCAGGCGCGGCTGGTAGTGGCGGTAACGGCGGTGGTGGAGCAGGTGGCAAAAATCCCGCAACTGGTTCATCAGGTACGGCGAACACAGGCGGTGGCGCAGGTGGTTCTGCTCGCGAAGCAGGATTGACAGGCGGTTCAGGTGGTTCAGGAATTGTCATTGTGAGGTACTTAAAGTGAGCCATTGGGCAGAAATAGATTCAGAAAATAAAGTCTTACGCGTTCTAGTCGGAGACAATAATGATCCGAATGGAGATGAAGGTTATCAATGGTTAATTGACAATCTTGGAGGACGATGGATCCAAACTTCATACAACGCCAATTTTCGAGGATGTTTTGCTGGAATTGGGATGATTTATGACGAAGTCAATGATGTCTTTATTCCCGTTGAAAGGAAAATTGATGATTCAATATCCTAACGGTACGGCAGCTCTTGCGATTGAAATTGCTCTAAAAGAGCAAGGTACAATCGAAGAACCTGAGAACATTACAAAGTACGGCAAATTCATGAAAGCCGATGGTTTGCCTTGGTGCGGATCATTTTGTAATTGGGTACTGGCACAAGCTGGCGTCAAGGTTCACAGCGTCGTAGGAACAGCTCTTGGCGCTTATAAATTTAAGGAAATATCTCGCTGGCATGAAAAGCCTGAACGTGGTGATTTGGCATTTATGGATTTCCCACATGATGGCGTAGATCGAATAAGCCATGTCGGCATAGTCGTTGGATTTGATGGATCTAATGTATTGACAATTGAGGGCAATACTTCTCGGGGCGGAGATCAGCGCAACGGTGGAATGGTATTACTGAAGGTTCGAACCGATAAAGAAATTGTTGGATATGGGCGTCCCAAATATGTACCGTATAAAGGCGAATATCCAGTCATTGAAGTAGCGCCAATGCCAACCAAAAAAGCACGAAAGGGTAAGAAATGAAATCATTAAAGCAAATGGCCGCATCGTGGGGACGTTCATTTCTCGCAGCTTGCATCGCCGTTTATCTTGCTGGCGTCACGGATCCAAAAGCAA